TTCAGGATTTGATAAATCAAAGATTGTATCCTGCTTAGTTAATCTAACAAAGTAATTTTCCCAGTAGTTATCAACCTTCTGATATACAGATAGAGCATTTGGCTCCATACCCATCTTCTGCTCGAGAAAATCTTTCTCGTTGTCAGTAAGAACATTCTTATATGCTCCATTAGTTAAAATCGGAACAGTAAACGTTCTAATCGAATTCTCTGCAATTCCACCATAGTATGGATGCTTCTTATCGGTAATACCATCATTCTCCTTGAGAATCTTCTTTACGATAATCTTCTCATTACGCAAACAATTGACGGTATCCTTATATTCAAATTCATCGTGGCGCTTGGCGACTGACTTCTTTGAAACCTTAGGTTCGCTCTTCTGTACAGGAGCTGTTTCCTCCATTGCGGAGGCATCAATAACAAAATCTTCCATAATTAAAATTCTCCCAAATTAATATATAAAAAGGTGGAGCGGTGAGTATCACCACCCCACCCATGTATAACTCATTATCCTAGTGCAATCATTGGAATCAGAGACATTGTTCTGGTAGGGTCAAGAACACAAACACCAAAGCTTGCCATTCTATGAATGGATGCACTATCCTCGTTATAGCTCATATAGTTGTTGGATGTAGCACCAGTCCAAGGGTTACGCATACCGCTCATGAAACCACGAGACTCAGGACGACCCTTAATAGCACACTTGAAGATGTTCGGGGACTGAGATGTACCCATGTCGAAGATATCGTAACGATAAGACTCGGCAACACCACCATCTGGATGAGGAATTTTATTGGTTACAGGGTCATCATAGAAGGAGTCAATCTCCACCTTGATGTGCAGGTTATTAGGACCATACCACTCAGTAATCTGAGGATTGCGAACAGTATAACCGTTACCATTCTTCGATACGATACCAAGAGCATCACCATTGAATGTGAACTCTGTCCAGCCAGACATTGCAGAACGTGCTTCCTTGGCAAACTGAGCAAAACCAAATTCACCAGTACGGATTACGAATGTTCTATCACCATACTCAAGGTTCTGTACAGAGAACTGAAGCAGAATGTCCTCAAGAAGTTTCAGAGTAAACTTATTATAGTAATGAACATTACCCTTCTGCATCTGGGCGCGGAGACCGTCACCCTTACGGATAACCTCACCACCCTGGTCGACGTTACGATATTCGCCATTGTTATTTCTGTTAGAAACAGAATAATACATCATGTTGTTCTTGTACTCGGCCCAAGTACGCTCAAAGTCGTACTCTTGCTGGAACATCCACTTATTAACAGTGGTCGGAACCATCTTACCAGTACCATCCTGCTTTACAAGTGCAGGAACACCAATAGCGACCTTCTTATCCATAAGGTCACCAGAAACCTTATCATAAAGACGAATAGTGGTCCACTCGTTCCTCATTGTTGCAGGAGCAACGTGACGGACACCACCAACTTCCTTAGACAGACCACGTGCTACAGGAGCAGCATTGTAACTGAAGCGCTCACCAAGCTGTAGTCTCTCAACTGGAATACCCTCGTTAGAACCATTGGAAAGCTCAACCTCATAAACATAGTTGGAACCCTCCATCCTAGGAGTACCCTTGATAAGCATCGGATAAACCTCGTTGAGGTTACCGAAGATTTCCTCACCGTTGAAGAACCACGGTTCGCCGAATACAAGGTAGAACGGTTCACCGTTTACACCAACATTATCAGTGGACTCAGCAGTAACAGGAGTTCCATCGAAGTAACGAGCCTCAATTAGAGGAATGTTCCTACGAGCAGAACCAATAACTTCCCAGTAATACTCATCATCGGATTCAAACTCCTTAGTTGGGAACTTAGTCAGGAAAGCCTCAAGAGCCTTACCAAAGTTACGAGCTGCGAGCTGAATCATGAACTGATTAGCAAGCTGTGGAGACTTATGGTACAGGGTATCAATGTGATTAGCCTTAGTTACTTCGGATGCCCAGCCAGTAAATCCTACAGTCTGAAATTTTTGTAATTTTACCATAAATAACTTTAGATTTTAATTATATTTAAACATCTAGAGTCCAATCATCACTGCCTGAATA